AGTTCTTTAACCCAAGTGTTAAGAATGAGTTCTTAGATTACATTAAGATGCAACAGCAGTTTGCTGGGAATCGTGTATAATGAATCATATGAATGTGAGCTTTGTTAAGAGTGGCCTCCGCTTTATTGCGGGGGGTGCTTTCATGATGGGTAGCTGGTTCTGGGGTGGAGCATTTATTGTTCTAGCTGAAGTGCTGGGTGTTGTTGAAGAAGTTGTTGATAAAAGGATGGAATAAGCAGATGACTAAACAATTAAAATCAGCTAAAATTAGCGAAGGCGCTCAAATTGTGTTTTTTGACAAAGTTGGAACAATGACACGAGACGAGACATTTGCGTATTGCAAAGAGTTAATCGAAAGCGCCAGCGTCCCCAATCATACACTAGTAAACAATCTTAAAGGTATGTCAAAAGATCGTATGATATTGGCAATGAATAATTTTATAATGAAAGGTCATGGATATGGCGTATAAGTTTTACTTTTGTACATTTCGTAACGAGAAGTTCCAAACACCAGAAGATAAAGTGTTTGTTAAGTTTGGTATTACTCATAACAGTGATGTCCTTGCCCGATTCAATCCAAAGATTGATGATGGTTATGTTAAGTCTGAGAAGTATAGCGATTGGAACATTAAACCAGACTTCTCGATGTGGTTTGATACTAAAGAAGAAGCTGAAGCATATGAACAAATGTGGCTTACAGAAAAGTTTCCTAATCCTGGACCTACAAAGGTATGGGTAGAAAAAGTGCTTGACTGTCCTTCGATGGACTACTATACTGAGTGTACAGGTATTACAGAACTCCGCCTGCTTTCAGAGAAACAACGTAAGTGGGTTCTATGGCAATTATATACAATGAAGGAAGAAGTTAATGCAGAAAGTGTTTAATCAAATCTGGGTAACATTCCAGAAGGAGGGGGTACATTTGTATCCTGCAGCTAAAGATGATCCTAAACTTGCTACTGGCGGTACTGATGATGTTAGCTTTTTGGGCTATGCTCATCGTCACATATTTCATTTTAATGTTGGCATTCAAGTGTTTCACGATGATCGTGACATTGAGTTTATACAGTTTAAGCGTTGGCTTGAGTCTTTGTATTCTTCTGATATCCTATCATTGGATCACAGAAGTTGTGAGATGATCTCTGATGAACTTGCTGAGAAGATTAATGGTAAGTATCCTAAGCGCGATATAGAGATTACTGTTTCAGAAGATAAAGAAAACGGTGCTACTTCGCGTTATGAAGATGTATAAATAAGACTGTATATACAAACTTAATCTTATGGGATCCAATAACATGCAAGCATTTAAAAACCACATGCTTACCGAAGACGCTGTCAAAGCGGCTAAAGCTAAGCTCAAGCCTATGAAGGGCAAAGAGGTTTCTTTCACACACCAAGCAAGCGGTAAGAAGATTACTGGAACATACCAAGGTATGAAACAAATGGGTGGTCGTTCTTACGCACACGTTGATACAGGCAAAGACGCACATCGCGTTCCACCTCATCACATTCACCAAGCCCAGTAGACTTTTTATTTGATTTGATGTATAATTATAGGCAGAGTTAGTCTCTGCCTATTTTCTTAAACTATGGAGTTATTATGACTGAATTTGCACACATCACGCCAACGGCGTACCTTGATCTGTTCGCAGCAGATCGCCCTTTCCATTTAACACTAGCTCATTTAATTGAAGAAGATCCTGTGTATACTGATTGGTATGCTCAACGAGATAAGTCTCGGGGTCTGTCTCCTTATGTAAATGTTATGGACAACTCAGCATTTGAGATGTATAAGCAAGGACGTGAGATGTATCCGTCCGATAAGCTAATCGAGATGGGTACTAAAGTTGGGGCAGACTATATTGTTATGTCTGACTACCCTGGCCAACCTTCACAAGTAACTATTGACAAAGCTATTGAGATGGCTCCTGAACTACGTGAAGCAGGCTTTGGAACATTCTTTGTACCACAATCACGTGAGGGTGATCTAGAAGATCTAATTGATGCTTTTGATTGGGCTGCTGAGTCTGAGCATGTAGACTACATTGGTGTCTCTATTCTAGCTGTACCTATTGCGTATGGTGTTGAGAAAGACAATAAGCTACAACGTTTCTTATCTCGCTGGAAGTTCATGCAAGAGTTAGAAATTCGTGGTATCTTAGATAAGATTAAAAATAATGGTAAGAAGATTCACTTCCTGGGTATGGTAGATGGCCCTAACGAATGTTCTCTTATACAAGACTACTTGTGGGCTGTTGACTCATGGGATAGTTCTGCAGCTGTATGGGCTGGTATGTGTAACATCTCATTTGATAACTCACCGTCTGGATTAATTGATGGTAAGAATGAAATAGAGGTTGACTTTGATCATAAAGTAGGGGATATTGCTAACATTGCATTAGCAATGAAGAATATGAAATATATTGATGATCAACTACCTAATGGAGCAATCTATGACTATTGAGTATAAACGTAACGAAGATGTAATTATTAAAGGTATTCAACAGTATGTTGATGCTACTTACTCACAACACTACGCTGGTAAGAATAACCGTGATGTTGTTGATGATTGGGAAGACTGTGGTATTGCTAAAGAAGCATTCATGTCTAATATCATTAAGTATGCAAAGAGATTTGGTAAGAAGGATGGAGACAATCCTAAAGATATTATGAAGATTATTCACTACTCTATATTCTTGCTTAACGAGTTGGATAATAAAAATGACTGATGAAACATACAAACTCGGTAGACCATACAAATGGATTGAGAATATTGAACGTGAAGTCACTGATGAGCTCTGGGAAGACATTAAAGGATTCTTTGATGTTGAAGAAGTTACAGATTTAACGGAAGATAACATTCATGAGATCCAAGCATATCGTGATGAGATAGAAGATGATGGTTACTTAGATATCCTCAGAATGGGACTTAGTAATATAATTAACTGGTGGGAGAACGAAACACATGTCGATGATTAATATTGGGGGCACCAAAGCTCGCAGTTCATTAACTAGTATTCAAGATGGAGATGTTCAGCCTAATGCTGTTGATCTTCGATTGGGTAAGGTGATGAAAATAAACAATAGTGCTTTTACTATTGATGAAGATAAAAAGATCCATCGAGGATCTGATGATATACCTATTCATTCGGATGGGTATTATTATCTTGAACCTGGATCATATGAAGTGATTATGGAGAATCAAATTGATGTGGGACCTAACGAAGCAGGGTTTGTGATTACTCGCAGTACTCTCAACCGTAATGGTTGTTTCCTTACTTCTGGATTATACGATACTGGATACAAAGGTGTTATGGCTGGCGTTCTTCATGTTAATTGTGGTACTATGCGTATCAAACCTGGTACACGTGTAGGTCAATATCTATGCTTTGATGCTGAGTCTCTAAGCAGCTATGATGGTGACTATGGTACTGGTAAAGATCACGATACAAAGTATACATAATGTTTACTGTTGAGATGGAAGAAGACGAAACTCTAATTACAGTAATGGATACATCCGATCAATTTGAAGATCTATCAGTATTACTGTATGACGATTATTGCCATATAAGACAATGGAGTGAAGAGGAAGATGACTTTATCGTTCTCACCATGACTTCCGAAATGTACTATAAACTAATGAAGTCTTGGACTCAAGCAAGCGGTGCATATGTCATAGACAAGAGGGTAGTGTGAAAGTAGGTTTTACTTGCAGTGCCTTTGATCTGCTTCACGCAGGACACGTACAAATGCTGCGTGAAGCTAAAGATCAATGTGAATATTTGATATGTGGTCTTCAGATAGATCCTAGTCACGATAGACCAGATAAGAATGCGCCTATTCAAACAATTGTTGAACGCTACGCTCAGCTCAATGCTGTTAAGTATGTTGATGAGATCATTCCATATCAAACAGAAGGTGATCTAGAAGACATATTGAATATGTTAGATATTGATGTAAGAGTTATAGGTGAAGAATATAAAGATGGTAAGTTCACAGGTAGAGCCACTTGTGCTAAACGTGGGATTGAGCTATACTTTAATAAAAGAGATCACAGATTTAGTTCTAGCGATTTACGCAAAAGAGTTTGCAAAAATACAAATTAGCTGTTGACTTTATGTTTACTTTGGTGTATAAAGGGGGCAACAACTAATAAAGGAATTATATTATGAAATTATACTTAGACATGGACGGAGTTATAGCTGACTTCTTTAAAGGACTTCAAGAAGAATACAATGTTAAGCATTGGAAAGATCTGGATAATCCTGCTGGTGCTGTAGACAAACTACAGTATACAAACTACTTCAATACACTTGAACTATTTCCAACATCGCAAACTCTCGTAGATGCTGTTAGAGATATAGCTGGTAAGAACTATGGTATTTGTAGCTCACCTTTACGTAACGATATGCAGAATAGCAGTTACTGGAAAAGAGTGTGGTTAGAAAGACATGACTTCATGCCTACTATCCCTAACCTAATCTTTACAGGTAACAAGCATAGATATGCTGTTGATAGTTTAACTGGTCATTACAACATCCTAGTTGATGATAAACCTAGCAACATCGCTGAGTGGGAAAATGCTGGTGGTCTTGGCTTTCTATATCAAGCTAATCAAGATAGCGTAGAAGATCTAATTGCAAACTTGCAAGAATCTTTTAATGATAATAGTCGATATTAACTGTTGACTTCTGTTCAACAATGTAGTATAACTATTATATCAACAAGAGGAAATATATTATGACTTATGAAGCTAAAAGTGAAATCGAAGACAAAGTAATCGCAATGTTCTTAAAAGCAGTTGCTAGCCCAGAAAACAAAGATATTAATGAAGTTGATGGTATCAACTGGAACTTTGTAGATGCTGATATACACATTGATGTTCAGCAAGCTGGTCTTGAACTACATTTTGACCTAGCTGACTTTGTTGAAGGTTTGATCGAAGAGCTTCTTGAGTTTGGTGAAGTTGAACTTAACACAGAGGCTGCTTAATGTCTTCTAAGTTTTATCACAGCTCGGATAGTATTACCACAAAAGGCCATTGGGCTGTGGGTACTATCTGGGCTGTTGTCGGTTCAAAGAATAATGTGTATAATATTGAAATGGTGGACAGAGGCTTTAACTGTGACTGTCCTGCTTTCCGTAAGTGTAAGCATATTAAAAGTATAGAAGAGGGATTTGATAATGTCTAATCAACGTATGGGTAAGACCCACAAAGCAGCTGCTAACGATGGTACTGGTGAAATGAAGCTACGGATATTCTTCCGTAAGGCTGCAGAACTTATGGAACCTGAGTCAGATGCTCAGTTCTACTTCGAGCAGATTGTAGAACATATTAATAATGGTGGAAACTTGAATACCGATGACTCTAAAGCTATCGGTCGTATTCTAGGAGTCTAAACTTTCTTTGCAGGTGCTGGAGCAGACTTGCTCTTTGCATATGCATTACCACCAAAGAATGCTGCTACGATTGCGGCTACTGAGACGAAGTAGACAGATGCCATACTCCCAAGTATCTTTGCTGCTTCGCTCAGTCCTAACCATACAGCTAAAACTACAGCAAATGGATACAACAACATTCCCCACAAAGCAAACCAAGCCATTTTACGCTGTGCATCTCGCATAGCATCTTCATCTTGGATCTCCAGTATCTTGCGCTGACGATCTATTTCTTCATCGGTAACATGACCATCGCCATTGAGATCAGCTGATTTGAGCCCGTTTAATGTCTTCATTTCTACTCCAAATGAATTTTTAGTTGACATAATCTACCCCATTATTATTTAATATATATAAAATTAACTGTTGACCTTTGGTCCATTATAGTGTATTTATAAGGAATGAAAAAGATGGTAATGAACATAACTAGCGGAATTATAACTATGTCTATACTGACAGGGATTACGATGAGTGCTCTAATGTCTCCAGCTGTTGACCCGCAAGAACTAGAATGTTTAGCGATGAATATATATCATGAAGCACGTAGTGAACGCGTTGAAGGTCAACTTGCTGTGGCACATGTAACTGCTAATAGAGTTGCTCATGATAAGTGGGGTTCAACTATATGTGAAGTAGTATACGAACCTAAACAGTTTAGCTGGACTTTCTTATTAGAAGATCACACACCACATGAGACTGCTGCATATAAAAAAGCTGAAGTTATTGCTCGTGATGTTTTAATTGGTAATACAGAAGATCCTACATATGGTGCTGTATTCTATCACGCGAGTTATGTTAATCCATCATGGGTCAAGTATATGGATATTTCTAAAATAATTGGCTCGCATATATTTTACACATGGGATGGAGACTGGAATGCAAATTAATCAAGAGTTGCCTATTGAACTAGAGTGTTGGTTAATCAGACATGGTATATTGGAATCGGAATATGCTCCTGGAGCTCATAGACACGCTCCTATAGCAAGACCGCAACCTCGTAAGCCCAAAGGCAATACACCCAACCCAGCTTGGATACCCGAGTTTGCAGGACAGGAGCCCCCATTTTGAATCCATCTAAAAAACAAATAGCTAAGCTATTCTATTCTGTAAAAGGTCATCTGGTAGATGAGCATAATATGGAACTATGTTATGATAGTTATTTTAAACGGATGTGGGGCAATCACGAATTATGTTATCACGAAGAAGGCTTTGAAGAAGCCTATGAGGAGTATTTGAAAGCAAAATCTCCCCTTTGATATATAATGGTGGTAAAGTGTTGAAACTTTACTACAATTTTAATGTGAGCGACAGTGTTGAAGCTGTCAAGCAAAAAAGGAAACAAAATGGACGCACTCACCCTGTGGAGCCTTATAGGCTTCCTGCTTGCCGCATATGCGGTTATAGCAAATGATTCAGTACAAACTCTCGGTACATGGATTGCATCAAACAATGAGAGATTCAATTGGAAGATTATGTGGGCAGCTGCTTCAGCTGTATTACTCTATACATTGTGGTATGGTTACTACATGTATGGGGATATTTCATATGGACGACTTAATAAGATACCGTTTGTAGAAGTGCAGTGGTATCATGCATTAGCACCTGGTGTGCTATTGTTACTTACACGAGTAGGTGTACCAGTTAGTACTTCATTCTTAGTATTAAGTGCTTTTGCAAGTACATTTGTACTAGAGAAGATGCTTGTAAAATCGTTGATGGGATACGTCGTTGCGGCGACTGCTGCATATGGTATCTGGTTTATTGTCAGTCGTTGGCTCGATGAAGGTAAACCTGTTAACGAGGCTTATAAACCCTATTGGCGAATAGCTCAGTGGATTACAACTGGTGGTTTATGGTTCACTTGGTTAAGTCATGATATGGCAAACATTGCTGTATTCCTTCCACGCACATTAGACATTCCACTTATGATAATGATATCAGTTGTCTTTGTAGGTGGGTTAGCATTTATGTTTCGTGAGGGTGGTGGTAAGATTCAAAAGATCATTCTTGAGAAACATAATACAAAATACATTCGGTCAGCTACTATTATTGATTTAGTGTATTGGCTAATATTATTCTTCTTTAAAGAGCTTAACGATATTCCAATGTCAACAACTTGGGTCTTTGTGGGTATGCTTGCTGGCCGTGAATTTGCTATTGCATCGTTCATGGGTAAGAAGAAAACAAAAAGTGTGTTCCCATTGGTGGGTAGAGATTTTGGTAAGATGATGATTGGTTTATCAGCATCACTTGCTATTGTACTAGCAATCCACTATGTAATCGTTCCTGCTGGTTGGTAACAAAAGTAGGACCTAAAAGGCACAGTTAAAAATAAAAAGGGAGATGCCGTTGCCGGTTTCTCCCTTTTGCTGTAATATATAACATGTGAACGTTGAAGCAACGTGATCACGTATATTATTATTAACATTCTATGAATAGGAAAAACTATGAAGACAACTACAATTGCAATTGCCATGACTATGTTGGCATCTACAGTATCAGCAGCAGACCTAGATATTGGTGGTCAAACCATCTCAGCTGGCGGCGAGCTTGATATGAACTATACAACTGGCACAGAACTATGGGCATTGGATTTTACTCCTAAAGCCGGTCTTAATGCCTTTGGTGTAGACTTCTCAGTGGATACAACACTTGATGTTATGTCTTTGAACGATGCTTCTAAAGAATCATTTACAGGCCTTGACTTTGTTGCTGGTTATACAATTGGTGGCGGGCTTCGTGCTTACACCGAAGTTGGTACAAACTCAGACCTAGAATTTGGTGATGTGACAATGGGCGCTACATTCAACTTCTAAATAACATTACAAATAGGGTTGCTACTTAATAAGCACGTGCCGGGCCAAAGGTTAGCCTGGCTTTTTTTATGTTATAAATAGGGCCGAAGGAGCATACAATGGACTTTTTGACCCTAGTGGGAGATGTTGGATTTCCAATTGCAGGAGCACTTGCTGCTGGTGTATTTGTTTTTATAACATTGAAGTTTATTCTAGCAAGTGTGACAGCTTCGGTTAACACTCTAAAGAATATAATTGGATCATTAGATAACAGAGTCCAGACTATGAACAACGACTTGGTAAAGATAGATGCTTTGCTTAGTTACGCATTAAATGTAAAACCGAATATAGATCGGATTGCAGCTAATGAAGGTAAGGAAGACGCAAGGAGAGATTAGTGGATTTAGATATCGCAAAAGCAATAAGTGACTATGGCTTCCCAATTGTGGGTGCTATTGGTATGGGATATTTTATCTACTTTATTTGGAAATGGGTGACAGAAGAAATTGATCCAATATTGGGTCAAACAATGGGTACGTTAATCAAACTGGTTGATCGTATTCGCATGCTTGATAATGATATGATAAGGTTAAACAGTAAGCTATCGATGGTTCTCGAACATAGAGGTATGGACGACGAAGTTGCTAAGCTACAAAGTAAAAGTGAATCATTCAACTCAACAGGTCAAGCAGATGATAAACCAGAACAACCTAAGCCTGAGCCTAATTCTTTTGGTGTTACTCCCAACACAAAGTAATGCTGAATTAGGATTTAGTTTTAAGAACCCATCCTTTAGTGGTAATGGGTATTCTAGTCATGTCTTGAGTGTAGAGCAACTTCAACATAATAGAATAGAAGATCGTAAAGATGAAGCTGAGGCCGAAGCTAGACGGATCGAAAGAGAGTTGGAGAATACTACTCTCAATAAATTTATTAAAAACTTAGAATCAAGAATCTATGCTACACTCAGTAAGCAGATGGTTGATTCTATGTTTGCTTCCTGTACAGGCGAGACGTGTCCAACAACAGGTACTACAGAGATTGAAGGTAGTACAATAGAGTGGACTAAAGATCTGGTAACAGAAGAAATAACATTAACTATTACAAATGCTGATGGAACCACAACCATAACAATACCAGGCGCAGGGGAGTTTGCATTTTGATGAGATACTTTTTGATAACGCTTTTGATGCTGGCTGGTTGTGTAGATCCAAATCAAATGGCTCCTATGAATGCTAAACCAATGGTGCAGTCTTCACCCAATGACATATTCAACTATAAGCAGTTGGATGGTAAGAAGATGACAATTGCTGTATATGGTTTCACTGATAAGACAGGTCAAAGAAAACCTAGTATGACCACTTCAAACCTTAGTAGCGCGGTAACGCAGGGCGCTGAGGTGTGGGTAATAAAGGCTCTGCAGGATGTTGGGGCGTGTACCTGGTTTGAGGTAGTTGAAAGAGTAGGTTTAGATAATCTAGTTAAAGAAAGACAATTGGTTAGAAATACCAGAGAAATATATGAAAAGAAATTGGCTAAAGGTCCTACACCTTTAAAGCCTATGGTATTTGCAGGTTTAATATTAGAAGGTGGAATAGTAGGATACGACTCAAGTGTTGTAACAGGCGGGACAGGCGCTAGGTATTTGGGCATTGGTGCTCAGATGGATTACAGAGTCGATACAGTGACAATAGTTATGCGGTTAGTAAGTGTCAGTACAGGTAAAGTATTACTGAGTGTTGCCACAGAAAAGACCATCGCGAGTCATAGGAGTGGAGCAGATGTGTTTAAGTTTTTAGACATGGGCACCAAACTCATAGAAGCGGAAACTGGCTACAGTATGAATGAGCCAGTTAATTATGCAGTTAGATCAGCAATTGAAGCTGGCGTTATTGAATTGATTAATGAAGGAGAATCAAAACAATTCTGGACATTCTTAGAAGATCCTAAGAATGGCGGATAAAGGAAAGTACAATGAAAAATCTTAATAGATATATCATTATGGGCGCGTTGTGTTCAGTAACACCTGTTACAACAATAGCTAACGACATCTACATTCAACAAGTGGGTGATACACTAGACTTGGACATCATACAAGATGGACAAGATAACAGTATTGGAACATCACCTGGTATGGGCAATCAAGATATGGTCTTAGGTTCAGCTGGCAATGCATCTGACAACATGACATTTAGTATTACTCAAACGGGTAATCAGAACAAAATCACTGCTCAAATATTAGGTAGCACCTACACCGGTACTTGGACATTCACTGGTGATAATAATGAAGTTGATTTACTTTGTTCTAGCACTTCAGCAGCTAACTGTGGTAACGTGACTTTAAACATTGCCGCTACTGGTGATAATCAAGATTACACAATCAACATTGGTGAAACAACAGATGCAGGTTCTGCTACTATTAACTTCACTGTAACAGATGATGATAATATTATCGCTACAGATGTAAATGGCACAAGTGCTGATATCACAGTTGTTATTGATGGAAGCACTAGCTTAGAAACAATTGATAGTACATTGGATATTGATGTATCAGGTAATGGTGACATCAACGGACACACAATTAACTTTGATGCTACAGGTAGAGGTCATACAATTAAGTTTGATCAAAGCGGTGTGTATGACAACACAATTGACTTAACAACAAGTGGTGATAATCAAAATATCAACATCACACAATCTGACTAGTTGACCTTTTTCAACTTTGTGGTATAATAAGGTGCCAGCCTTAGTGAGGGGCAGTATGTTTAGAAGTTTATTAATTTTCTTAATGACAGCTTCACCGGTCTTCGCAAACATCGGTGAAGTTTCTACTGTCAGGGGAAGTGGTAGTGGCGCGATTGAACGAGGCAATGATGCCATCGATGCTAAAAAGGGCGTTGGTGTTGAAATGCTTGATACAGCAGTCACTGCTAACTCCTCTATGCGTATTGACTTCATAGATGATACGAGAGTAGATATTACTGAACATTCACGGTTAGTTATAGATGACTTTGTGTATGATCCAAACACTGGTACAGGTTCATTGGGGCTTAAAGCTAGTCTGGGTACTGTAAGATATGCGTCTGGTCAGATAGCAAAGAATAGTAGACAACGAGTTAGAATAAGAACACCATCTGCAACTATTGGTGTACGTGGTACAGACTTTGTTATGGTTATAGACGAAGCTGGCGGAAGTATGATAACTCTATTACCAAGTTGTGATACAGCTGGTATGTGTTATACAGGAGAGATAACAGTAGAGACAGATGCAGGGTTTGTTATTCTTAATCAAGCCTTCCAAGCAACCATTGCTTCAAATTCAATGTCTCCTCCCACAAAACCTTTACTATTAGACTTAGACGAATCAATGATAAACTCATTATTGATACTACGCAAAAAGAATCCTTATTATGTAGAAGAAGCTCAAATAATAAAGAGGAAGCAGGCAGACGCAGATTTTCTTGGATTAGATTTTTTACAATACGAAGGTCTTGATTATGATGCACTAGTTGACTCTATCGAAGGCATATGGATTACAGCGTTGGAAGAAACGGATCAGATGCTCCAGAATTTATTATATGATATGTTAGATCAACTTAACAAAGCGTTGATGAGATTGTTTCAAGATGAACTGTCAATACAGAACTCTTTTTTATTATCAGAAGAAGCAAAGGTATATGGATATAATCCTATGACAGGTCTTACACTACTAAATGAAACTCCTAATTGGGTATTCTCGCGGAGAGATGATAATGAAGGAAACTTTGTGCAGTTAAGATTAAATCAGGGATATGGTTATACTATAGACCTCAAACAGGGAGACTGGGAGTTATATGACTATAGGTTGGGCGAAAGCACTAATAATAGCATCAACATTATCCAGCAGTAACTGTTGGGCAAATGAGGTTTATGTGAGGCAAGTCGGCGATAATACAGACATGACTATCACTCAAGATGGTGCTAACAATAAGATAACTGGTTTGGGTGGAAATTCGAGTAAAGCTCAAGTAAGTGGTAATAACACAAGCACTACATATACACAAACAGGTGACACTAATCAAGTGCGTGTATGGATGAGTTCTGGTAATGGAATAAACAATGTCTCGCAAACAGGCGATAACAACTCAGCAAGATTAGATTGCCATGGTAATAATTGTGTTATTGATATTGAACAAAATGGCAATTCTAATTATGCAAATTCCGAACTAGGTAATGGTGGTGATTATGATCAAACTATTATTATTGATCAAGATGGTAATTATAACTTTGCAAAAGTAGAAGCAAACGGTGATGACAATACTATTACTGTAGACCAAGATGGTAACAATCATATAGTACATGGGTACGGTAACACACCAATAACTGGTGATAGAAATAACATTACACTTGTACAAGATGGATCACAATACAATCAAGCTCAGGCGAAGGTTGTTGGAAATGATAACACAATAGATGGATATCAAGGTGGACAATATAACTTTGGTAGACTGGTACTAACAGGTGACGACCATGATGTGACGAGTTCACAGGAAGGTACTGGATCTCATAGTATGACTTTAGACCTTACTAATGGTGGTGGGGCGTATACTGTAAATACAATACAAAACAGTTCAAATAGCCAAACATATTCAATGACAGGAACATGCATTAATTCAAGTGGATGTGGAATAACAGTAACACAATATTGAGGATATAATGAAAAGATTATTAAGCCCATGGTGGGCACTACTCACACTAGCAGCT